CCCGAAAGGGGCCCCGGCGCAGTGCAGCATGCCCTATGTCCTATGATACCGCCCCTTTCCGGGGATGCGGTCATTGTTGGACATTGAGCGGGGGAGTAATTCCCCCGGAACCAGAGGAGCTCTGGTGCAAACCATTAAACGCAGGGATACTTCCTTTAATGGTAATAACGGCGAACTCGCCGTTACCTATAAGGATATCCCCGGCCGGAAGGACGTCACGAAAGGTTCGTGGCGACCTCCTGGTTGGAATGGGACCGAGGTGACTCGATCCGAAAACCATCCCGAGTGGTTGCGTCGCCGTCCTGGCGACGTAATGGTCGGAGATGTCGGTGGTGAGTTCTTTAACCAGAAGACCTACGTCATCGGTCACGATAAACCGTGGCCGATCGTTGGGTTGACTGGCTATAAGAACAAAGGGCTTTTCAATGAGCAGCGCGCCGAATATAAAGGCGTGCTGTTGCCGGATTGCCCGACCCTAGCAGGGTCTTGCTTTCCCCCCATTACTGCCTCCGCTAGAAGCGGTTTGGACAGTTGGGGTACGAAGGCGATTGCTCTGTGTAAGCCCACCGATCGTGTGGCGAATGCGCTACAGACTTTGATCGAGCTCTACCGCGAAGGCTTGCCCAAGCTAATTGGGTCAGCCACGTGGAAAGCTGGGGTACTACGAGCCCGCGATGCGGGCCACGAGTATCTCAACGTTGAGTTCGGTTTTAAGCCTCTAGCGAACGACATAGCCAAATTCATGGCAACTGTCGTTGATTGCGATCGTCTGATTCGTCAGTACGAACGCGATTCGGGCCGTTTGGTCCGTCGCCGTATGAGTTTTCCACCTGAAAGGTCGATTGACGTCTCGAAGCGGAGCGACAACGTGTACGTAACTGTACCGTCTAGCTCTTTGCTGACAGATCCGTCGTCAACCAACCAAGGGAGCACTTACCGTATCCGCGAAGTGGAAGTTAGGCGCTGGTTTACTGGCGCCTTTTGCTACCACATACCTGATTATAACAATAACAGGTACGCGGCCAGGCCTCATATGAGTCAAGCAGAGCGCCTTCTTGGGCTCGAGCTAACTCCAGAAGTCCTGTGGGAACTTGCTCCCTGGAGCTGGGCCGTTGATTGGTTTACCAATCTCGGGGATGTCATTTCGAATCTCACGAGTTGGTTCCAGGACGGCCTGGTGTTGAAATATGGGTACATTATGGAGCATTCCAAATGCTCTGATACCTATGTTTACATCGGCCAGACCAAGTTTTGGTCTGGCTCGAGTCCCGCACCTGTCACGTTCGTCACAGAGACGAAACAGCGACAGCGGGCAACACCCTTCGGGTTTGGCGTACTTCTGTCGGCCCTAACGGACCGGCAGAAGGCCATTGCAGCGGCGATTGCTGTTCAGCAGTAGCCGTTGTAGGCGTGTTGTACGCGCTTTATTAACGCCGAAGGAGGCAGAGTCCCTGCCTCTAGGAGTGATGCCTATGGCATTGACCGACCCGCAATCCATCACGATCAACGCGGTGCCCCAGAGCCTTCCTCGGACTTTCCAGGAGGGCAAGGAGGCATCGTATACGTCGTCTGATGGGTTGTGGGAGTTGTCGTTGAACCATACCCTCGTCAAACAGGGTAGGACACGGCATCTCCTGCGGTTCGATCACTCGAAGGTCAGCTCGGATCCGTTCAAGCCCTCGGAGAACGTGCGCGTCACTACGGCCATTTATTTGGTCATTGACGTGCCGCCTTCAGGGTATACGAACACCGAGCTGATGCAGATCTACACGGGCTTCAAGGCCCTGTTCTCTGCTTCTTCGGATGCGGTCATCACCAAGCTACTTGGTGGTGAGTCGTAGCGAGGAGAGCGTTCCACCTAAGTCTGAAGAAGCACCTGCCGACCAGGCAGGCTACCTTCTAAAGATAGGGAGGCGCTCTCACCGTGACGATGTGGAGTTCAACGAGCTCGACATTAAGATCCGGATTAGCTATAAAACGCTAGTTCTGGTCTTTGTCTTGTTCGATGTGTTCCACAAGATCGTCAATTCGCTGTCTGACTCCGACTTCGTGCAATCTATAATATAGTTGCCCGGAGTTCCAGTCGGTAGCGATAGGTTGGTACCGCAAGGTCACCACTTGGTGATTTTGCGTTAAACATCAAGTTGGGAGGCTTCTGTCTTCCCTAAGAAAGGAAAGCTCCAAATGGAGTTCCGTTCCTGGGGAGGCGTAAGCGTCCCCACCCTCGAAGTTACGCGCTCAATCGTGAATGCGCTTAACGCGCGTTCGCTGGCGAGCGCCTACGAAGACGGTGTGCGGTTCGAGGTGACTTCCGCGGGCTCGTGGCCAATGATCTTGGACACGTTCACCGGGAAGCTCCTCTACCCCGCAAACCTGATGGACTGGACCTGGCCGCACCCGGGAGGGTGCAACTAGGTCTAGCTCACGCAAAGTTGACGCTGTAGGCTACGGATCCGCACACCCTCTTACTGAAAGGGGGAACGGTGAAAAGCCTTACGTCACTCTGGTCCCGGATGGCAGCGGAAGCTGCCATCCAATGCTACACTAGCGCCTACCGTGACATTAATACCGTCACGGCACGAGTCGAACATGAGGGGTTGTCGTTTTTGACGATAACCCTACCTGACCTTGGCAAGTCGTTCCAAAGATGGCTTGACCAAGGCCGGGTGGCTAACCACCCCTCGTTCCTAACAGAACGAGGGGGAAGGCTCCCCCGTTTTCTCGGAGGTTTCTTCAGCCGTGTGTTCGACCGGAGTAGTGGCTTGTTGCTCGATGATCCGTGTACGGATTCCATCGAAGCCATCCGCCTGCTAACGCTGGCGTTTGGCAAGATGGAAATGGCCTGCACCGAGAGGCGCAGGTCAAATGCCGTCTCGAATTATATCGAGTGTGAGCAGGAAGTCCGTTTGTTCGACAATGAACTCTCGGAGAGCGATCTTCGCGAGTTCGTTTCTATGTCGGACATGCTCTATAGTCGTGTGTTCACCAAGGCGGATAGAGATATCTACCGAGGGACATACGTACCACGGCACGGCCCAGGATCTACCGCTGATGGACTTAAGGGAAACCAAAAGTTCCGTCAAGTGGTCTGGACCGAACGTCTCGAACAATCCGGCCTCGCGGCCGGCGAGAATCTCCTTCCGAACTGGAGCTTTTATGACCAGTTGGCAGGAGTTGACTTCCTCGAACCTGGCGCGGAGGTACCTGTAAAGGTTACCCTCGTACCTAAGACGCTGAAGACTCCGCGAGTTATCGCCATGGAGCCGACCTGTATGCAGTATATGCAACAGGCGGTTCTGTGCGTGTTGCTCGCGCACCTCGATAAGGATGACTTCCTGTCGAGGGTTATCGGATTTGATGACCAAGTTCCTAATCAGGAGCTTGCTCTTCGCGGTTCGATTGATAACCGAACTGCGACACTCGATCTGAGTGACGCTTCCGATAGAGTCTCTAATCAGCTCGTTAGAGCTATGATGCATAGATGGCCTCATTTGTCAGGGGCCGTTGAAGCTTCACGCTCTAGACGGGCGGAACTTCCCGATGGCAGAGTAATCCGCCTCGCGAAATTCGCGTCTATGGGTTCAGCACTTTGTTTTCCATTTGAAGCAATGGTTTTCACAACATTGATCTTCCTTGGGATTCAGAGATCGCTCAACACGTCACTTTGCCGCAAAGACCTGAAAAGGTATGCGGACTCGGTGCGTGTCTTTGGGGACGATCTAATCGTTCCTAAAGACCATGTGTCCACCGTCGTCAGCGTGCTCGAACATTTCGGTGCTCGAGTAGGGGCCGACAAGAGTTTCTGGACCGGAAGGTTCAGGGAATCTTGTGGTAGGGAGTACTTTAATGGGCACGATGTTAGCATAACTCGTGTCCGGCAAGCGTTCCCCACACGACGGCAGAACGTTAGTGAGGTCGTCTCACTTGTCTCGCTTCGTAATCAACTCTATTTGAGTGGTTACTGGCAGACGGTGAGGTGGTTGGACGGAATACTAGAGAAGCTATTGACACACTTCCCTACCATCCAGCCACAGTCCTCACTTCTGGGCAGGGTGAGTTTTCTTGCCTATAGGCCGGTCAGTGTCACCCCCGAAGGGGACACCGACTGGCCTGGCGCGAAGGTTCACCCAGGCCTTCATACCCCAATCGTCAAGGGGTATGTAGTGGAGGCCAAACCCCCGAGGGATAACCTCGACGGGACTGGTGCCCTACTTAAGTGTTTGCTCAAGTTGGACGCGGATAGTGGTTTAAGGGGTAAAGTCCCCTGCTATCCATCCAGCATTTCCCTAAATGGCCTTTCGGCCATATGGGAGCCGTCAAGGGAGAGATCCCCAACGGTTCCGAGTAACCACCTAGAGCGTTTTGGTCGCCCTAAGTCGATTAGCATGAAACTTAGGTGGAGATCGCCCCTTTAGGGGGAGGTCATGGGCCAGTCTAACTGACTGCCCCTGAGGGAGAGTCCGAAGTTCCCGTCTAGCGGATTAATACTCCGCCGGCGGGTCCTGACCGTGATCGGGACCGTTGTTAACGGCCTGAACCGGCTGGACTTTTGTGGTACCGTGAGG